TCAGTAAGTGTGTAGAACACAACCTTGTTTGCCTTTTGAAGGTTCAATCCCATTGCACCTGCCTGATATTGCACCAGGGTGATTGAATCTTCTTCATTTTCATAAGCAGTCAGGTCTTTGACATGACCATTCACCTGTGATATAGGTCTTTCAAGTTCTGCTGCTATCCGTTGAAGTGCATCCAGTTCTGCATTGAAGTTGTAGAACACAATCAGTCTGTCTTTTGTACTGGATGCCAGGTCTTTGAATGCTTGAAGCTTGTCCTTGTTGTAGTGACCGCACAACATCCTGGAATACAACCGCTTTGTCAGGGTGCTATCACCAACAAGTTCAACACCATCAATTGTCACAAGACCTTTCTTCCTGAACTGTATGTACTCTTTGGTTTTTGGCACTGTCACTGGAATGAATATCTGTTCAGGAAGGTCAAAACATTCTTCTGTTTTCAAGAACACTGAACCATGGTCACGCATCTTTTGTTTCAATCGGTCAACATTCTTGTAAGGTTCTTCTTTGTCAATCACATGATGGATGAACCCATCTGTTTCAACTTTGACCCAGTTCACATATTGTCTATTGTATAATTCTTTGCTGATTGACCATCCAAGCAGGTTCATCTGTGACCATAGGTTTTCATACTTGCCTGATGTCGGTGTTCCTGAAAGAAGAATCACATTGTCGGGTTTCATTTTAAGAATGAATTTTGACCGTTTGGCGGTATCGTTCTGTATCAGTGATGATTCATCAAGCATCAGTGTAAAATCATGCAGATTCAAAAGTTCTGTTTCCCTTCTCCATGCCAGTTCATAATTGATAACACCAATTCTGATTCTGTATCTTGAATGAAGAAACATGTCCATTCCTGTGTTTGATGTCAAATCATAGCACCATGCACCTGATTCATCACATTTCATCTTGTCAATGTAATATTTGAAGAAATGTTCCTTCCAGTCTGCAATCTTGGACTTCTGACACACAATCAAGATGTCTTTATTCAATGACATTGCTTTTTCAGCACCAACAAAGGTTTTTCCAAGACCCATGTCAAGGTAATAAGCCACCCTGTTGAATTCCTTTGTCTGCTTCAATGCTTGTTTTTGGTGTTTGTATAATTCCATGGGCATCACCTTCCAATGTATTCTTGCAGCTTCTTTGGTGAAATGTGATATGAAAACCGTTCACCTGACAGCTTTACCGCAAACCCAAATGGGGCAATCCCTCTTTGAAGTGATACCCTGATGAATTGTCTTGACTTACCAAGCATCTTTGCTGCCATATCAACAGGTACATTTTTCAAACCGTTTGGGTCAGCAGTCATGTCAGGGCAACTGGTTGTTCCATTCAAGAAAGCCACTGAACAATCAAGTGCTTCTGAAATCTTGTTCAGGGCAATTTCCTTGGGTTCATTTTTGCCTGATACATACTGACTGATGGATGACTTTCCAATTCCAGTCAGTGCTGAAAGTTCAGCCTGTGTCATGTTTCTTTCAACCATTGCTTTTTTCAACTGCTCTGAAAAACTCATTTTCAACCATCCTTTCTTTCAATTTAATTAAGTTTCCTTAACTTTTGGTGTAAAAAAATATGTGGGGATTTCTTCTTTTGCAATTTCAAGCAGGTCACATGCTCTGTCAATTTCCTTCTGACTGAACTGTACTTTGTTATTCAGCTTTTCAGACAGGGAAACAGGTGACATGCTCATTGCTTCTGCAAATGCAGACTGTGTTCCAAACATTTCCTTGATTTTTCCCCGAAGCTTGGAATAATCAAAATTCACATCCATCATTCTGTTCACCTTCCTTTCTCAAACATATATTTCATTTTCGCTGTCAAATATCATGCAAAGCAATTCTTCTGCAACATCAACCACTATTGAATTACCTGCCATTGTATATAATTCAGTTTGTTTGAAATGATCTTTTATTCTGTCAAACTCTGAATCTTTAAAACCCATAAGTCTGAAACTCTCTCTCTCTGTTAGGTTGCGAAGATCATCATTGGTTCTATTTTCACCAAGTAGTTTTTTATAATCTATGACTTTTATTGGTGAAGGATCTCTGACACTTATGACATTTGAAACACCTGCCCTTTGACCTTTTATCCCACGAACTGACAAAGTGTGTGCAATTATGGGATTGATGAAGTCATTGTTTGCCCTTCCTTCCCATTTTGTTCCTGCTTGTTTTTCTTCTAAATCAAGCACATAAGCCATCATTTTATCTGATAGGAAATAGGATTGTTCAACATCCTTTTCCAAGTAGTCCATCATGCACTTTTCAAGTTGGTATGGACTTGGGAATTCAAATATATGATTGTCAAGGTCTTTTCTAATGGAAACTATGAAGACCCTTTCCCTTGATTGAGGAACACCATAGTCTGATGCTTTTAAAACTTTCCAATAGTTGTTATAACCTGCCAGTTCCAATTCTTCCAAAACTGTTTTAAATTCTTCTTTGAACTTTGATTGAACCAGTGGTTTCACATTTTCAGCAATTGCAATTTTGGGTTGTGTAGCTTTTATGATCCTTGCAGCATCAAAGAATAAACCACTTCTTGTTTTGTTTCCATCTTCATCTGTGAAACCTTTCTGTTGACCTGCCCTTGAAATATCCTGACAAGGAAATCCATATGTAATGAAGTCAACTGAACCAAGTTTGCTTTCATCAATTTTTGTGATGTCACCCAGGTTCTTTGATTCAGGAATATTGTGAATCAATGAGTATGCTTTTGCAGGTGATGGTTCTATTTCACAATAATTTATTAGTTCAAATGGAATTTGTAAGTTTCTAAATGCTGATTCAAAAGCACCAATCCCACTGAATAGGCTTAAATACTGTATCACTTAACATTCACCCCCTTATTTTAATGACTGTATCCATAAATCATGACATCTGACCAGCCATTAAGTTGAATTGACTTTTTCTTTTTATCATCCCATCTTTGGCTTCTCAAACCGCCACGCTTGCCAATAAAAATTTGTCTTATAGTTCTACAAAATATGGCAGCCATAGTTCCTTCATCATTTTTCAAACCAGTCACAGAATAAACAATAACTGTTCCATAATCAGTTTCTTCAACAGTAAATTCTTTGAATTCATATCTGGGGTCATTATTATACAAATCATGCTTTTCAATATATCTTTTAATTCTTTCAACCATAGCTTCTTGTTGCTTTGTCATTTTATCCACCAGTCCTTTCAATGTTTGGGTGATGTATTCGTTAAGTTTCCTTAACCTGATATAAGTATAGCATCCTTAACTTTTGTTGTCAATAGGTTTTTTCATTTTTCTTTAACTTTTTTCTGTTTTCCTTGAAATTTCCTTAACTATGGTGTATAATAATGCGTACAATCCCATATAATATTAGTAAGGTGGTGATTAAATGGAAGATTCTTTCAAAAATAGGCTTACTCGTTCATTGCGGTGCTTGTTCCAGTATTCCTGCCGACAGTGGTCACAGCAGAATAGTCGTGGCTTTGTTTTAGTTGCACCCTTTATGGGGGCTCCGCAGTTTTTGCAGACAGAGCCGATAGGCTTCTTATCTGCGGTGATGTTGTTCCTATGGCAGAATGATTTAATCGTGCCAACAGAGAGTCCGACAGCATCAGCAATATCGGCATATGGCACATTGCGTTTTCTCATCGATATAATCTTCTCTTTTTGAGTGGCGTTCATAGTGATTCCTCCATTCCGAGGGGCTACCTCACTCACCACTGGTCATCAGATGGGCGTTTTGCCGAAGTATATACAAACTTTTTAAAAAACAGCAAAAAAAAATAAAGCCCACCGAACCAATGAAGGCTCGATGGGCTTTGGTGTTAGTTGGGGATTTTCAGTTTATTGCCGCTGTAGATCACATTGGACCTGAGACCGTTCAGCTTAACGATTTCGGGATAGCGGTTGCCATCACCGAGATACTTCTTGGCGATCGTCCACAGCGTGTCTCCGTGAACAACGGTGTGGATGCGGTAGGTTTCTTCTGCCTTGGCTGCGGACACAACCTTGAGGTTCTCCACAGCAACCCAGGTGTTGATGCCGCTTACCACATCACCGCCGGTCTTTTTGACTTTCTTGCCGAGCAGAACGCAAGTCTTACCACCCTTAACCACGGGTTTACCCTTGTAGGTGGTCTGCGTTACGATGTGGTGCCAGTTCTTAACCCAGGCGGGAATTTCCTTGGTGGTAGGATTGTACTTCACTGCATCAGCGGTAAACTCAACCCTGTTACCCTCCTTGATTTCGGAAGTGGCAGTAACAGTGGTAGAGTGGTCGGCTTCCCGGTAGTTGCAGGAGTAGAGCCTTCTTTCAGCTTTGCTGCCACCTCTGCACGGAATGTGTCCATAGACTTGCCATGCTTGGGGAACCAGTGCATAACATCACCGTGGTTGGATGCAACACCCTGCTTGTAGCCCTCGCTGTGGCAGATGATATTTTTCTCGGTGAGGCCGTATTCTTTACAAAGATAAACGCAGAGGTCAATTGCCTCCTGGTACACTTTCTTGAAATAGGTAGCATCGGTTAAATCATCTTCACAGATTTCAAAGCCGATATGGGTGTTATTTGCAGAGCCACCGGCGTGCCAGCCTCTGTGGTCCCAAGGCAATGTTTGGTACGTGGCAATCGTGCCATCAGCCAGCTTGCCGATGAAGCCGTGAACACAGACTTCACGACCACCGGGATGGTAGGTGTTCCAGTGGTTGTTGTACTGGTTTTTGCCAAGCTTACCATCATCGGGGCCAACATAACGCTTCAGCCAGGGGTTATTTGCACCCGTGGAATGAACCATAATGCCCTTAACGGTAATTTTTCTGCCCGCCTTATAGCAGGCGTTTTCCGTAAAAATCAGTTTCTGTAAATTCATCTTACTTTTCCTCCTTCTTCATGAGCTGCTTAACAGCCTGGTTTGTGCCGGTCGCAGAAAGACCGCTTACATCTTTTGGAAT